AGCACAAGCTGGAAAACACGACGACCGTGTGATTAGCTTAGGTTTAGCATTTCAAGCATATCTATTTGCAACTTCATAATATGGCTACATTATACGATAGAATACAAAAAATAAAAGGAGAAGGTTACCAAGAAAAGTATGAAACTGGACACCAACTTTATTGCGGTGATGCTCATGAAGTGTTTCAAACAAATCGTGTTGAAGGGAAACAAGACGAATCAAAGTATTTGAGTTATAACATTTTTAGCCAAATTACTGATACATTTTCAAGTTTGATATTGTTTGAAAACCCACGCTTTACTTTCAAAAATGCTCAAACACAGGCTTATTTTGATGAGTTTGTAAATAACTCTTTTTTTGAAAAGTTAAAATTGTTACTTGAAATAAATAGTTATGCTGGTGACGCCGTTTGTTACCTAAATATTCGTAAAGGAAAACCTGAAATAGTTTTATTGCCAAATGAAAGGTGGATTCCTTTGTATGATGAGAATAGACCAGATTTGGAAGCCGAGGCACACTGTATTGAATACCATGTAGAGGAAAAAGACAAGACTGCTATTTACGTCTACCAAATCTTTGACAACGAGAATTTAACAGTTGGTTTTCAAGCGTTCAAAAAAGAAAGTGGTGAGGGCGTTCAAGTGCCAGTACCTGAACAGTTTTTAACTCCTGAATATAAAACAAAAGATGATTTGAGTTATTATAGAAGAATACCAACCACCTTTTTTTTCCGTTTCTATAATAAAAAAGAAGTTGGAGATTATTTTGGTGTTTCAGATTATTCAAATTCAATCGTGACAAAAGCTGAAGAAATAAATAATCAACTGGAATTACAACAAAAAGTATTGATTGAAACAGCTGATCCTATCCGATCTGTTCCTAAAAACCTTATTGAGCAAACAATTGCTGAGATGAATAAAAATAGCGTAGTTGCCGAAAGTCTTGGCTTAGCTAATGAAGCTGCTAGTGGTTTCTTTGGTGGCAATGAAACTAATAACAACTTTAAAGGCTTAACCCTACAAGAGACGATGGTTGCAAGCCGTATTATCCGCAACTCAAAGATCATACCAGTCGGAATTGGTGAAGAGAAGCCTGAGTTTACCTCTTACGAGCCTCACACTCAAAAGATGGACGCTTTTATTGAAGTGTTGAAACAAATGATTTACAACGAGGCTAGACTTTCACCTATTTTATTTGATAAAAATGTGAGTGTTGGGAATTTGAGCGGGGTAGCCTTACAGCGTTTAATCCAGGAAACAATTCACAAAGCACACGATAAGATAATGAATTTTGAAGTTGTATTGAAAGAGCTTATTTATTCTTTATGTATTTTGGCGGGGATTCCAGCTGAAATTCCAACAATTGAATGGTATGATGGAATTATTGACAGCAAAGTTGAAAAGATTGACGAGAACGAACGGCTTTATTTAGGAGGGTTCATAACTAAAAAAGAAGCTGTTAAGAATATAAATGGCTTGACTGATGAGCAGGCAGATCAAGAGCTTTTAGATATTGAAGCCGAGCAAGGTTTTCCTAATGCAAGCTAATTATGGATGAAGTCAATTTAGAATTTACAAAATCTTTGGTGGAAAAATTAAAGCGGGATATAAACGCTGAATTTTTGGACACAAATTTTTATTCTGCCAGAGAAAAAAAACGCTTTTATCAAAAGGTGGAAAAATTGATGAATGAATATGGGGAAAGCATTAAAAACGAGGTTTTGGATAAAATGAGTGAAGAATGGAATACCGAAGCCAAGCAAGCACTTTTCAAAATTAAAGAGGCACCAAGTAGTTTTTTGATTTCTCCAAACAAAGATGTTGTGCAAACGCTTATAACCTTACAATCAATGCAAGATGAAATAGCGGGGGCTATTGACGGGCTTTTTGGCAGTGCCAGGATAACACTAAGGCAGGGTTTGAATTTGCTTGAAAGCACGGTAAGGCGTGAGGTTATGGCAGAAATTGCCGCAGGTTCAATCACGGGGGAACCTATAGATATTATAGCCGATCGGGTTAAACAGCAATTTGTCAAAGGTGGAATACCTGGATTTTCTATTGTGAACAAAAACGGGGTTGATGTTAATTACTCGCTTGAATCACGGGCAACACAATTAGTTAGAAGTTCAATTATTCAGAGCCGAGCAAACGCCGTGATAGATATGGCCGTAAGAAGCGGTTATGACTTGGTTAAAACATCAAAACATACAAACGAAAGCCCAATGTGTCAACCGCATAGTGGGAAGATATTCAGTATTACAGGGGCAACGAAAGGTTACCCTTTACTGTCCACAGCACTTTGGAACGGAACGTATAAAAAAGGTGCTGGTTTATTCCATAGATATTGCCGACATAGCTTAACAATTCATATACCGACGTCAATTGAATTTAAGACTCTTGACAAATCTTAAAAAGTCCTTTTATAATGTGAATACTAATTGTGGATAACTAACTATACACAATCGTATTACTAATTGTTAGAACTATTTTTATGTCAGAAGAAGAATTAAAAAAACAAGAAGAACAGGCAAAAAAAGAAGCTGAAAAAGCTGAGACTGAAAAAGAGGCTAAGGAATTAGCCGATAAAGAAGCTGAAAAACTTGCAAACGAAACTGAAACTGAAAAAGTTAAACGACTGCGAGAACGTTTTGAAAACGATCTTAAAGAACGAAATAAGAAACTTGAAGAAGTAGCAAGCAAAGCAACAACAGCCGAAGAAGGATTGAAAGCACTCCAAGAGCAAATCAAATTAAAAGATAAGCAACTTGAAGTGAAGGAAGCACTTTTTAGCTCTGAAATTGACCCCGAGTTCTACGATATTGTTTCAGATATTCTTATGAAAGCAGAAGATACAAAAGAAGAACTTAAAAGACTGGTTGAAACAAAACCTAAAATGCTTAAAGCAAAAGAGGATGGAAACAAAAGCCCGTATTTTATAAGTTCAAGTTCAAATCCTAAAAGTCAATTTAATTTTGACGAAAAGGAAACAGACGCCAGAAAAATTATCAATCAATAATTATTTAACTATTTTTTATGTCAAACATCCCAGGGGCTCCAACATCACGAGTCGCTAACATCAGAACCAAACAGAACCTTGCAACTGCAATTACTAAACCTTTTTTTGAAACAGACATGTTTTCTTTTATGGGGAACACAACTCAAAAAGAATATTTAGCGGCAAGCCGAAATTCAGTTGTGCAAGTTAAAATTAAACCACAACTTACTGAGCCAGTTAACATTACAACTTATGCAACGACTGAATTAGTTCAAGCTGATTATGAAGAGGCTGCATACGGGAATATTGAGGTTAAACTTGACTACGGTTTATCTAAGCGTTTCAAGTATGATAGTGTTGATTTAAGTTTCATTGTTGAAAATTTGGAGCAAGACTTACAAGAGTCAGCCTTAGTTCAGAATTACCGCAGAATGAAACGAACCATCAACACCAGATTACGAACGTCAGCTCTTGCAGAAAATTTTGGAGTTGCAAATACTGCAATTAACGCTAAGACTTTCTTAGCAATCCGTGAAAGAGCTAACGCAACAGGTTACCAGGATAAGTTTATTGAAGTTCGTCTTGCCCCAGCTTATTACATGCAAGCAACCCAGTTACCAGAGTTTCAAACGCTAGGTGCTTACGTACCAGTAGCAGGGAACACTGCGGCAGCTAATAATACAATCGCACCAACTAGATTCCGAGTTAACGGAGTTTACAACATGGATTTTGTGTCTGATGATACTTACACTGTTACAACACCTGCAAGCGATGCCAAAGGCACAGCCTACGTTGATGTTTCAGCCGTTGTTCCCGTTCGTGGTTTGCAAGTTAGCGACCCAAGCAAAGATTTTCCAATTTTTGACCCTAAAACTGGATTAAACGTGCTTTACGCACGAGATGAGGAAAAAGTTAGTCTAGGCCGTAAAATCATGGGAGCTATTGAGTTCATGTATGGATTCAAAGAACTTTCAGGCGATATCAACCAAGCCGGCGTTATCCAGACGGCTCCAATTTGGAACGTAATGGGCGGAACAGTTTAGTTTATTTTTTATAACTTTAATTATTTAAAAAATATGTCTCAAGAAAATCAAGTATGGATTAAAAACAAATCAAATGGAATGCTTTCAAAAGTTGATGCACTAGAATTTCAGGGCGTTTACTCACAAGTTGTTAAAAACGGCGAGACCGCATTTACCAAAGCTACAGAGGCAGAGGTGAAAGACTGGGAAGATGGAACATACTGGGAGAAATACAATAAATCTAAGTAGTCTATGACTAGAATGCGTAATCAGAGCAACCAACTATTCTATGCCGAGGACGATCAGGTGCAAGCTTACTTGTCTAACGGTTGTAGATTAGCACCCGAGCCTGCAACGGTTCAGGAGCCTAAAAAAAAAGTTACGACTTTAATAGAGACGGTAAAGAAAACAGACTAGACGTTAGTTTAGCAGGCGAATTACTTGCTAAGGTTAAAAATGGTAAAATTATATTTAAAGTATGATACAAACAACAACACTTAGACAATACATCAGCAATAATTTCATCAATGAAAATGGGTATTCTTTAGAGAATGCCAACTTGGCAGAAATGATAGTTGATAATTATATTCCCACCTACCGCTCTGAGTTGCCCTTTGCTAAAAGCTACGGCAGAGAACAAGTAGTGGATGTGGATTTTGTTGATGGTGGTGTTGTTTTGCCAGCCTCGTATGATACAACCAAAAATTACTACCAATTTTGCAACATTGAAATACTTTCAGGATCTTTGAACGGCGAAACTTTATCAGTTGTTTCATCTGTTGATAACAAGTTATCCACAAATACTGTTTCTTTACCTGAGGAAACAGCGACAACTGTAAAAATTAGCCAAATTGGAAAATTCCCTTTTATATGTGACTATAAGTCAAGTATAAAAACTCTTCCAAATACTTTACGTGAGGCTTGCAAGTTGCAACTTAAATATATTACTGAAAATAGTGAAACACTTAATTCAGTAAATATGAAAAGTGAAACTGAAAGCACTGGATCTTACTCATACACTCTTGGAGATGGAACGAGTTCAGAAGGTATTATGCTTTCGCCAGTTGTAAAGAAACTTATTGATTCGCTAGGTTTGCATCAAATTGTCTAATGTCTATAATCAAACAAGAAAAAATTCAGTTTGGAACTCTTAGCGGGGTTGGATATGGTGAAACACCCGTATTTACTGCAACAGTTGAAGCCTCTTGTCGTTTTTATGATAAGAAAGCCGTCAATTTTAGCGGTGATGATGAGTTCATAAACTTTGATAGTATTGCAAACGTAAAAGGTTACAAACCAGAAAATGATGAAATTGCTATTTACAATGGGGTTAAATACCGTGTTGTAGATGTTCAAAGTTTGCAAGGGCGGATTCAAAAAAGCAAATATCAGGTTAAACTATTATTGTATAATGTCTAATATAGCAATTAACGAGGCACAACTCGCCAAAGACATTGCCAAAGTTCAAAAGAATTTGGAGGCAATGAAAGGTGAAGTTGGCAAAGCTCGTCAAAGAGCTTTAATGGACACAGCGATAAAATTTAGTGAAATCTCCGAGCCGTATATTCCAGTGGTAACTGGACTTTTAAAAAGTTCTAAAGGTTACGAAAGCAAAAAAGGGCAGGTGGATTATAGCTTAAATACTGTTTACGCTGCGAGTGTTGAAGAACGCCGAGGGTATTTCAGAACGCCTTTAATTTCAAACACAAACCAGCTAACACAATTTTATACCGAACGTTTTAACAATTATTTTTATTGATTCTTATGGATATTCGTGAAGATATAAAAGCGTTTTTGGAACTTAACAATTATGAAAATGTAGTGGTTGATAGATTCAGAGCAACACTTAAAAACGTGCCTGCAGATATTGACCAGATTATTATTTCAGATATGCCGGACGGCAGAAAGCCCTTGGGTTCTTTTGTATATTCTAAAATTGCAATAGGCGTAAAACGTCAAAGTGAGAAATCAGCCCGAGATATTTGCGAGGAAATAGAATTTTTACTTGCAGAAAAAGGCGGAAAACTTATTGGAACAGGCACAGATTTTGACCGTATAAAAACAGAGCTTAAAACAACATTTGTTGGATTCAATAATAGCGATAATACCGCCATTTACGAGTGCCAACTACAATTTATTTATTCAGATATTAACAACATTAACAACTACTTATAATTATGTCTACATACGCAGCAGGAATAACAGAAGGTGTTTTTACTTGGATGGTGCTAGTTGCCCCCGTGAACACCACAATCATCGCACCAGACTTTGCATCAGGAACTCGCAACTCTCTATTCGGTGTATTAGCCGCTTCAGACTTTGGGATGGAGGTTAACAACCAACCTATAAAATTACAAAAACAAGTTACTGGAAGCGGCGAAAACTATGTTGACGCCGTTTCAGGTGGTCAATCATGGAAAGGAACTTTCACTCTTAATACGATTGGAAAAAAAGACATCCAAACAATCTTAAACGGTGTTTGTGGTGTTGGAACCACACCAGTTTCTAACATGGTTGGAGCTACTGGAACTTTACTTGGCAACCCATTTGCAGGTGTGAATATGGTGCCTTTACGTTTCGTATTTATTCCAGCATACCGAAAGGCAGATGGGACATTTAAGAAATTATCCGACATGGATTTAGATTTTGCGTGGGAATTGCCACAAGGAGACATCATGAACGGATTCAACCCCACATACAACGGTGAGAACTTTGTTGAATATGAAATTGAACTTGAAGCCCGAACAGACCTTGGAGACCCGGTGCCTTGGAAGCACGGAAGTGAAATAACTCTTATAGTTACACCTTAGTTTAGGGCGGTGAACTTCCGCCTTTTTAATCAATTTTAATCAATTTTAATCAATTTAAATCATTATGAAATACACCATTAACGACCTATATTTAGACAGAAAAGAACAAACGCTTGAAATTACAATGCCAAATTATTCCGCTTTTTTAGACTTTCCAGAAATTATTAAAGGTTTTGGAAAAAACCCTGATGAAGACAAAATTTTAGACAAAGCAATTGAAAAAATTAGTCAAAATTCTAACTTGGAAGAGTTGAAATTGAAAGCGGAGAGTTTGCTTGAGTTGCCCGACGAAGACATTACCGCATTGTTCCAGAAATTCGTATATGGTGAATTTCAAGAAATTGAAATTGAAAATATAACCGCAAACACAAAACAAGTTGCTTTTTACGATTTGCTAAATAACAGGCACGAGGTAAAAGCTAAAACGCTTTCAGCGTTAGTATCACGTAAATACCGTGATTTGCTTAAAGGTGCAAAAACTGAAAAACCTAGTCAAAAAGAAATTGAGTTATTTTTTGTTGGTTTGTCAAAATCTATCGCCGAGTGTTTGATTGATTCTAGTTTGACAAGCGAAAAATTGCTTGAAGACTTTTCAGTTTTTGCCTTGGTTTCAATTTACCAGAACTTGTCAAAAACAAATTTTACAATGGCGGTGACCCCCGCCAGCTAAAAGCCGAGGTTAATACTCTTGAAGCCCTTTATCTATTAAAAGAGAAAGGGTGGACAAAAGCAGAAATTGACGAACTTGCACCAGATGAGTTTGAACAGCTCATGGAAATTGACAAATTCTACCGCCTTAAAAAAAAGATTCAGGAAATTGAAATTTTGGCTTTAGAAAATGCACTATATCAATCAGATAAGAAGTCAAGCTCTAAAATATCCAGCACAATCAAAAAACGCATTACAGCATATTTACAAGGCTTTACAGAAGAAAAGCCTAAAATTCATGCAAATAATAACGGATTTTTGGACGTGCCAGACTTGCCACAAGGTTACAGAATGGGAGACGTTGAAGATTCTAGGGAAATTGCAGGAAAGTTATCAAATATTTTTATAGATTAAATTATGGCCACAAAAACCGCAGGCACAATATCAGTATCATTTAACTCAATTACGAAGGGCTTGGAAGATGGTGTGGATAAGGTCAAAGGGAAGTTGGGGGAAGTTGGGGGAGGTTTAAAAAATTTAGGCAAGGGTTTTGTGGATTTTGGAAAAACCGTAACTGTTGGACTGGGTGTTGGTGCTGTAGCCATTAGTGCTTTTGGGCTTCCAGTTTTGGGGACGATTTCAAATTATGAAAGTTTACAAGCGGCATTGGAAACAGCCCTTGGCTCGCAAGAAGCCGCAGTTGCCGCTTTTAAAAACATAAATAAGGTTGCAGCAGAAACGCCTTATTCGCTGCAAGAAGTAACCAAATCTTTTGTTTTTATGAAAAATATGGGGTTGGATGCCTCGGATTCTTCAATGAAAGCCTGGGGAAATTGGGCAAGTTCCGTTGGTAAAAGTTTCGATGATGTTACACAAGCGGTGGCAGATGCAGTCGTGGGAGAATACGAAAGATTAAAAGAGTTTGGTGTAAGAACACAAGTGCAAGGCGACAAAGTTAGCTTTACTTTTAAGGGAGTCACCACAACGGTCGGAAAAAACTCAAAAGAAATAGAGGGCTATTTAAAGGGGCTGTCTGAAGCTAACTTTGCGGGTGGAATGGAAAAACAAAGCAAGACTGTTGGTGGAATGTGGTCAACACTTAAAGACCAATTTGATCAAACAATCGTTAAAATTGCCACGAGTTCCGGCTTTACAGATTTCACAAAAATGGTGATGGGTGAAGCAAGTAAACTAATGGGAAGGGTTGACGAGTTGTTTGCATTTTTTGAAGCAAATCTGCCAGTTATTAGAGCCTCTTTTATTTCGCTTGGTGTCGCCATCGCCGCTTTTGTTATTCCAACTCTTGCAGTTATGGCTGTTAGTGCAATTGCCTCTACGTGGCCGTTTTTACTTTTTGCAGCAGTTATTGCCGGGCTTGCTTTCGCCTGGCAAACAGACTTTGGAGGTATGCGAACAACTTTAATGCAATTTTGGGGAATTGTCCAGCCTATTTTATTCGCGATTGGTGATATAATTATGCAAGTCGTTTGGCCTGCATTACAACAGATGTGGACAGCCCTAGTCAATTTGTGGAATGTAATATCACCTATTCTAATACCAGTTTTACAATTTTTAGGGGTGGTTATAGGCGTAATAATTGTAGGCGTTATTCTTATTGTAATAGGTATTTTTACCTTGTTTGTTAACATCATCACTTGGGTTGCTAATACAATTTCTTGGTTTGTAGCTGGAACAATTAACAATTGGAATGGTTTTGTTGGAGGAATTAAATGGGGTATAGATCAAGCAAAGGGAGGGTTTAACAACTTAATGAATTTTTTGGGTGGTTTTCAGCAAGCGTGGCAAAATACTTGGAACGGCGTTGGTAATTTCTTTGGAGGTATCTGGAATGGAATAGCAAGCACAGGGAAAAGAGCATTAAACAACTTAACGGGTGGAATAAATTCAGTTATTAGAGGATTTAATTCAATTTCAGGTGCCGTTGGTGTGCCAGCAATTCCAACAATACCAGGGTTTGCAAACGGTGGAATAGTAGGAAACCCTAGTTTTGCAAGCAATATGAATGCAGGTGACGACCAAATAATTACAGCTAAAACTGGTGAACTTATTGCAAACCAACCACAAAAAGACAAATTGCTTGAAGCGATAATGAACGGGAAAGAAAGCGGTGGGAAACAAAAAGAAATGAAAGTCGTACTTGACCAAACTAATGGAAGTGTGGAAGAATGGGCTAAGAAACATGGTTTTATATTAAAAAAAGTATTAGGCTAATATGAAGTTACAAATTGGATATACAGAAGCAACATATACTCTCACTCTTTACAACATTGTAGAGAGTTGGGAGCTTGCGGAAGCACGTAAAGTTGAGACAGACTTTGGTGATGATGGCACAGTATGGTTTAATATAGTTGGAAAAAAGAAACCAATTTATAGGCTGAATTACGAAGAATTAGAAACAGCCTCAGATACTTCAAACTTCAAGAAAATTCAAGAGATGAGTATACCAGACTACTTGTTACCTGTTTGGGTTAAACTTGAGAATGCTAACACAACGAATAAATATACTGTTCAAACTGAATATGAAGGGCTCGCGTATATCCGACTTATACAAAAGAACGTTTCTCAAATACCAACACTCCGTGACTTTGAAATTGCAATTTACACTCAATAATTATGGCAACAATAGATACTTTCAAGCAACAAGCGAAATACACCACTCAAACTGTTCAGGTTAATTGTATGGATGGTTTGCAAATATATGAAGGCAATTTCTACAGACAGCCTGTAGTCGTAAATAATACTGGAAAAACAGCAAAAACAAACTATTACATTTCAATTCAGATAAAGCATTTTGACTTATATTTAAAGTATAAAAGTAACTATAACTTTTCAGACCTTAGAGTCTATGATACAGATGGTGTTACTGAATTAGAGTTTGCTATTCAGAACCAACTATCCACAAACACTTTAATATTTGTAAAAATTCCAACCCTAGCCGCAGCTTCAAAAACAATATACCTTGAATATGGAAACAACGGTTTAAATAGTAAAAACTTAGAGCTTGATAAACCTGTTCAAAGTGCTACCTTTTGGAACTTTAACAAAACTAAATTCAGAGACTGGTTCATCGCCCAAAACACAACTCGTGCTGAGATACCTCATTTTCGTACAGCAAAATATGTTGATCCAATTGATGGTTTAAGAATTGGTGAGCCAAACTTTGCTAACCCTAACGGATCATATTTAAATACCTTGCCACTAACAAATATTGACTTCGGTATATTAGAACCCTTAGCAGGCAGGAATTGGACTAATTTCAGGTCTAAAGATAATTCTGCACACATAACTTCATTACAATCTGCAGACAGCCCTGTAATTAGGTGTAATGAGTGGGATCCTACAATGACAATTAATAACTTAGATACTGTTCATTATTCAAACTTTTTTTCAGACAGTGCCACAAAACTATTCACAAACTCACTTATTTTAACCCCTTTAGACGAATATAGGAATTTTTATTTCGCAACTGTATACAGGCCTACAACAATTGATAACCAGTACTTTTTTGGTCAAAGTAGTAGTGGTGGAAAGGTTGTTCAAATTACATCAACAGGTAAAATAGTAATTGTTACTGAATTCCTTTCTGTTATTGCCCAACATTCAGCAACTCTTGTTGCAAATACCAACTACATAATTGAATGCTCTCTTACCTCAACTGGAGGTTTGGGTTATTCAGCCACTATTAGAATTAATGGAAATAGTGAAACATTTACAGGCACAAATGCAACCATGATATCAAGTGCAAAATGGAGTGTTCTTGGTAATTCTAATGCGGGAAATAACGCCTTAAAAGGGTATTTGGGAGAATTTGTATGGTGTGATGGTTTCAACACTTCCTCAACTGACGATGTCTCTTTCAGGAATACAATGTATGAATACTTAAACACTAAATACAGAATAGTTGGTTCAGACTTTCCAACAGTCACTCTTGGAACAGAAACAACTCTAACACCAGAGATAACAACAGGATATTTGTCAAACAGCACTTTTTGTGATGTAAATTACAGCCAAAAACTTTCAAAAGACTTTTACGGTTTAGGTATAACAGACACAAAAGTATCTTTTAAAGATAACTTACAAAAAGTTTGGCTAGCTGGAAATGAGTCTTTTGATAATTCCACCCTTGATAAAAGTGGAAAATACCTTAGCACTAAATTCAGCCAATATCATGTTGTAAATTCAATTGGATATTTTACAACCGCAAAGATAGATCATATATTTAGTGCAAACAACATCAAAAACCTAGCAAATTACGAAACAAAAGATGTTCTGACAGGAACAAAATATCTAATAAATGATGAGGATTACATCACGCTAGATATTCATACTGACAATGTAAATGTAAATTATGCAAGTTCAATAATTGAGTTCTCTGACACAAACACTTTCGTGAATAAACGCACTTGTAGCCTTGCTGGGCAATATTTTACATTAGGTTTAAACACAATTAATATTAAAAAAAGCGAGTTCATACAAGTAAACACCCTACCTTGGTCTGATGCAATATATTTCAGAATAAAAATTGATATGAATAGCGGGAGCACTGCTAATATTTATTTTGGGTATGGTAGAGTTCTTAAAAACCATGAGAACCTTATAACAGAAAACGTAAAACTTATTATTGGAGATGCTGTAAGTGACGATGGTTTTACTACTTCTTACAATGCTATAAAAAATATTGTAACAGTCACAGATGTTCTAACATCCCAAGATAGTATAGAATTAAAGACAATTGGCATCTTAGAAGATTTCTACTCAAGGAAGTTTAGCGAGTTACCAGGCTTCCCAACAGATGGTAGACCTCTATTTATAGGCTTAGAGCCATCCCTATTCCCAGCAGAAACTGCACATTTTAAGAACTTCGTATTAAAACAATTATTTCTACTAGCTTTTCCTTACTCAATGCTAGACTTTGACGACTTTGATGCAGATTTTAGTTCATTCCTTTCAATGGTTCCTTACTTTGTTTTTTCAGGGTATGAAAAGGTAGGAGATAGAATTGCAGAACTTTTAGATCCTTTATTCTCATCAATTTATTTTGATAGTTCAACAGGTAAAATTACCTTTAGAAGTGGAAAAAACCTAATTTCACAAGCCCCAGTTAAATTTATAACAAAAGGGGAGATACTTAGTTATAATACCAACACAGTCTCAGATATTGCAAAAACCAATAATATTCAAGTTCAAAATTACAATAAATTTGATAGTCGTAACCAAATTATAGGGGGGAGGCAATATATTTCTACACTCTTCGGTTTTGGTGGACAGTTTGAAGAAATTGGAGCAAACCAGACAAAAGAGTTTTTCTTTGATGTTTCTGCAAACAGAGACAGTAACCTTGACTTCTTGGAGTATCTAAGAATAGATGGTTTTGGTTTTTCTTCAAATAATGATCCTTCTAACCCAGCCTTAGACAACTCAGGAGTGTTTATTAGGTCTCTTAGGTTCTTGCCTCCATCAACAGTTGTAATTAAAGTTAAAAATCTTAACTTTGGTTCAAGATATTTCTATGCTTTAAACCTACAATCTGCTTATGTTGAGTGGGGAAGAGAAACTATAACAGAATTTAAAAATATTAAGTCTATTCATAGTTTTGGAGAGTCTATTGTTGAAAATAAAATAAAAGTATCTACTTCTAATTTTTCAACCAATATGAAAACTTTTTGGCAGCAGATCGTTGATAGATTCGGGAATAACCAAAGAAAGTATGAACTTGAAATTAATAACAGAAAAGATCTCATATTAAAAGAAAACACTGCTTTTTTTGACAACAAGAATTTACTTGTTCAAGGTAATATTATAGCAACAAATGAAAATGTTGCGAACAAAAAAACCATTGAGATGCTTGGGTCTCTTATACGCCCTACTTACGCAATACCAAATAACTACTTATTACAAGAAGACGGTTTCTCTTTCTTACTTGAGGAAGGAACTGGATCATTATTAATTGAAGAATAAATATGGCTGATAAAAAAATATCTGAATTAACCGAGCAAACAACAACTAACGTTACAGACGTCCTACCTATCGCAACAGCTTCCTCTACAACAAGGAAGATAACTTATGCTAATTTTATTGCACCTTTAGCCCCTTTAGTTAGTGGAGCTGTGCCTGTAAATAAAGGCGGCACAGGTCAAACAACATACACTAATGGTCAACTTTTAATCGGGAACACAACAGGGAACACTTTAACGAAAACCACCCTGACTGCAGGGGCTGGTATAAGTATTACGAACGGGACTGGTTCAATTACAATTACAGCATTAGGAGGAGGTGGTATATCTTTGAGTGACGTTTACCCCGTCGGTTCAATTTATACTAATGCAGCAGTGTCTACTAATCCAGCTACCTTGCTTGGTTTTGGTACATGGACGGCTTTTGGTTCTGGTCGTGTTTTGGTTGGTGTGGACGCTGGGCAAACTGAATTTGACACTTTAGGAGAAACAGGAGGGTCAAAAACGCACACTTTAACAAGTGGAGAAATGCCAAGCCACGCTCACATACAAGATGCTCACGCTCACGGGCCTGCTGCTGGGATGACATCTTTTTGGCAGGCTAATAGTGGAGGGACAGCCCAAATCGCTGCGTCCCCAGCTGTTTTTCCTGCTAACAACTCTGTAGCAACAACTGGCTCAACTACTGCTACTAACCAAAATACAGGTGGTGGGGAATCACATAATAATTTACAACCATACATAACTGTTTACATGTGGCGAAGAACCGCTTAATTTTATATGACTACAATCAATTTTTCCACCAAAAATTACACCACAACTGTCAATTGCACCCGTGGTGATACTGTTTTTTTGACAGTGACGAATATACCCGCAAAAGGAGGTTTGCCTTACGAATGGGCGTGGAACATACGTTCCCTAACAAGCCCCGACCCTAAAACTGGCACAATTAGTCAATCAGATACTGGAACTCTTGTTACGACTACCACAACAAGCCTTGCAGTCAAATTTGACTTGCCAGGTGTTAATTACGCCCTAAATACTAAACACTCTTTTGGCTTGCAATTAGTTGACCCAGATACAAACGATATTGTTGAAGGTTCGCAGATTATACTTGCTATTACAGCAGACAGTGTCGACGATGCAGGACAATTATTAACAAATAATATAGACCCCTCAAATTTTGTTCGTTCAGTGGTTCTGGTTGGTTTAAACGTTGCCTTGACTGGTGTAATTACTGATACTGATACAGTCTTGACAGCTTTTGGAAAGTTACAAAATCAAGTCACAAATAAGCAAAATACTCTAGTTTCAGGCACAAATATTAAAACTGTTAATGGCAATACTTTGCTAGGTTCTGGAGATTTAGTTATAGCTGGTGGTGGTGGTGGAACTTGGGGTTCAATTACAGGAACACTTTCAGATCAAGCAGATTTACAGAATGCTTTGAATTTAAAAGCAAATAAAAGTGGTGATACTTTCACTGGTAAAGTAATTATAGAAAACGAGGTTGAAATAAAATCAAGTGGAATTGTTGGAGATAACAACGGAATAATTCAGAAAATTGAAAATGACGGGTCTGGTCAAGGTGTTTTTAGGTGGTTATTCAATAATACAAGCTCGTTTCCACTTGTTGCCTCTTTTTTTAGAACAGTTGGGGGACTTTTTGATAAAGTTACTTTTAACGGTAATATTGAGGCTAATAATTTAAGCAATACAAACACAGGGGACGAAACCGATGCAACAATTAAAACTAAACTTGGAATTACAACACTCTCCGGTGTAAATACAGGCGATCAAGATTTAAGCTCTTATGCTACAAATTCTTCAGTAGTGTTCAAAACTGGTGATACGATGACAGGGAAACTAAACTTGCCTTCAACATCAACAGGATCGCTCAACCTCAATACAGGAGCTAAACCAACCACAATAATTTCTGGTGATGTTTTTTCAACCGCTGACGGGCTTTTTTATCAAGGTTCAAACTTGCATCAATTAGACTTTGATACTTCAACAACAGGTGCTTTGAGTAAACCAGTTATTACAGATAACGGAAACGGAACGGTTAATGTAGCTTCTGTTGAATGTTATTTATTTTCAGGGGCGGCTTGGACAGGTAATTACGCAAAATACGTTATTCCAGCCGTTACCAATCTTACTATAACAGATAACTCAGTTAATTATTTGCTCATTTCTTATAATGCTGGAACTCCAGTTTATTCTATTAGTACATCGCC